ATATACGAATCAAATTTATGCCATTCTTCCGCGTTCCATTGGTCAAACAAAAGTTTTCCAAATTCGTCCAAAGGTGTTCGGAATTGGTTAAAATATTGAAACAATTCAACCTCGTGTCTTCGTCGGTCGTGACTTGATCCGGCTCCGTCAATTACGTAATTTGTTGTTATTATTATTTTCGGAGAATTCTCAAAAGGAATGAAAATTTCATCTTTGTTTTTTCGGTTGACCGTGATTCCTTCCGTTATTAACGAAAACAACGATTCGAAATTGAATTTTCTTTTGACATCGTCGAACGCCAAAACTTGCGTGTCCAGGTTTACACGTTGATATACAAAATCGGATTTGTTTGCGTCAAATGATTTCCCGTCAATTGTCACAAGTTTTTTAAATTGTCCTAATGCGGTTAATAATAAACTTTTTCCGGAACCGCCGTTTGGGTTTCCGTCCGATATTTCTTGGTCGTTGAAAATAATTGATTTTTGGTCCGTCTTATCTTTGTGCGAACTCATAAGATACCCAAGTGTTGATTCCATTATTTGAATCCTTTTCTTTTCGTCCGCGCTTACTCGATGAACAAACTTTTTGAAATCGTTTTCGTCGTTGTCCGTTTCTTGATAATTTCTTTTTATGATTTGGTCTTCCCAAACGTAACCGTCACAATCAATATAGTCAAGAAGTTTTTGTTCTTCTTTTTGAACCTCAACAACGCCGTTTTTAAAATATAAAAAAACCGATTCCTTTGTGTCTTTCATCATTTTCAAATCGATTGATTCCAGGAACGACAAAAAAACGTCCGTGAAATATTTTGTTGTTGATGCGAGATAATTCCAAACTTGCAATTCATTTCTTTCAAAAAGGTATTGAAGAACAAAATCTTTTATTTTCGTCGCGCTTGAATTTCGAACAATATTTTCTTTAATATTTATAAAAATCGGATTTTCTGATTTTTCTTGATAAAATTTAAAAAATCCCTTTTTTTCCAAAAACAATTTGAAGTTTACGTTGTCAATGACAACGCGTTCGCCTTGCCGCGTTTCAACTACAAACCAAAAAATAATTTCTTTTGAACTTTTTTTAATTGCTTCAATTGTTTGTGTGTCCGCTTGCGGAATTGAATCTTTTATTTTTTCAATCGGAACCCCGCGTTTAACTTGTGTTTCGATTTGACGATATGTTTTGCGGTCTTCAAAATATTTTGTTCCGAAAAGGTGTCGCGATTTATACGCCGATTTTATAACGTTTTCAACTTCCTTTTCAGGCATTGAACCGCCAACGATTTGCGACAAAATTGTCGATTCCGCGACAAATTGGTCAACACCGTATTCGTTGAACGAAGACGCAAGAATAAAAAGATTGTTATTTCTTGCACCCTTAACAAGTCCAAAATCACGATTCCACCATTTTAAAAGGCGTTCAATAATTTCGTTTGTTTCTTTCAACACGATTTGCGGTTCGCGGTCGGTAAATTGATACCCTTGTTCTTCGGCTTTTTCCGTCCAAAGTTTTGATTCGTAATTGACAAAAATTTCAGGATCAAACGATTCATAACACGCTCGGGAAATGTTTTTGCAAGACGTATCGAAATATTCACAATCGAAATATTTTTCTAATGCTGTAAAATAAAGTTTATGTTCGTCCCGGTCACATTTTGGAATCTTAACAATTGATTTCAGACCGTCACCGCTTGGTGAAGTGAAAACCGCCATTGTGTATTGATCCGCCGTCAAGGTGTCGCGCCATGTTTGAAAAGTTTCTTTGTCCGGGAATCCGTCAAAATCAAGCGCAATCAATCCCGAATGTTCAATCAATGAATTATCTTTTCTTGCTGAAAAAGTTCCCGCGAATAAATAACACGGAAGAAGTTGTTTAAGTTTGTTTTTTTCGTCTTTGTCGTTTACGGCCCTAATTTTTTCGAGAAGTTTTTTTGATGAACCGTTTTTGATTCGGCTGAACGCCTTTTCGACTGGAATTTGAAAGTCACCCGCTTTCGGATTAAAAAGTGACTTGTAACAAGTTATTTTCATTTTCTAATAAAGTTGTGTTTTTTTTAAAATTATTAATTAACGGCGTTTTTTGGCGATTGTTGGCGGTTTTTAATTTTTAACTCCGCCTTTGTTAAAAACCCTTTATTCATTAATCTTTTATCCTTTTTATTTTCTTTTTACTTTATTTTGGCGGATTAAATTAATAATAAATAAAATAATGTAATAAATAAAAGAATCAAAAATAAGTGAACCGATTTTTTTTCGCCGAATCGCCTTCAAATTGTTTTTTCAGTTAACAAACAAGATTCAACAAGTTCCAAAACTTCTTTTAATTGTTCGTTATAACCGTTTTTCGCGTCGTTTACACGCTTCATTGATGCAATCACGGTTGAGTGGTCACGATTGAAAATTTCGCCCGTTCTAGGCGTTGTTAATGCGGTATATTTTTGTATTAAATACAAAACAACCTGACGAACATATACAACCGAACGTTTTCGGGTTCGTCCTTTAAGTTCGTTTAATGTTACGCCGGTAACAACAACGGCGGTTTGAATAATATCGTTAAATCTGAAAAGTTTTGGATAGTTCCCGTTTTCTTGCTGAATTTCTTCGGCTATCGATGTGAACAATTCGTTCATTGTAAATTGTTGTTTTTGGATGTGCTGCATTGCGTTCCAAACAAGTTCTTTATTGATTTGCATTTTTTTTATAGGTGTTTTCCTTAAGTTTTTGAATCCAAATTTCCGCGCATTCCTGACAAGTTGTTCCATTGTGTTTCAATTTGTCCCCGCAAATTTCACAAATGAATTGCGGGAACATAGACAATTGAATTTTCGGTTTATTCTTCAAGTTCGTTGAATTTCTGAATTGCTTTAAATATTTCAAATACTACTTGCGGGACAACGGCGTTTCCGTACGCTTTTATTGATTCGTTTCGCCATTTTGGAAAGGTAATTCCGTCCAATTCGCGGGAAATCCCATCATTTCCCCCACAAATCGGGGATTGAGTTGGGAAGTTTTCCCAGGCGTTCCGTTTGTTGAATGAATCAAATTCGACAATTTGTCCTTTTGTCTTTTTTCCTCCGTTCGATTTCCCCCGCCTTTGTAGTCCGTCGCCGTTGGTGTTGGAATCATTTGGTTGAAAACTATCTCCGTCAAATTGTTTTGATGATTGTCCCTCATTTTTTTCGTTGCTTTTCCTCCGTCTTGCGTTGTCGGTGTCGGTAGTAGTCCCGATTTTGCTAAATCGTTTAGATTCGAACTGTAAGTTTGACCGGAAGGACGTGTTTTTTTCTTCCCTTGAACAATTTGTCCCCCTCGACTCCCGTCCGTTGAATTCGGTGTCGGTAACATTCCCAACGTCGCAAAGTGTTCCAAATACATTGCCCGTTTTTTCCCGCCGTATTTCTTTTGCCGTTCTTCCGTTTCCTCTATTGTCCGATCCCGTGTTTGTGTCATTGGCGTAGGCAACAATCCAAATTCGGTCGCGTCGGTGCGGTGCGTTTTTGGAACAAGCTGGAAGAATAAACGATTGCACTTCGTACCCGATATTTTCCAAGTCAAAGTGGATTTCGTCGAATACCATTCCCCCGCTCCAATTAACAAGTCCGCGAACGTTTTCGCCCACGATCCAACGTGGTCGAACCTCTTGAATAATTCGCAACATTTCCGGCCAAAGATGACGCTCGTCTTCTTTTCCTTTTCGTTTTCCGGCGTTGGAATACGGTTGACAAGGGAATCCACCGGACAAAATAACGTCTTTTGAATTCCAATTTTTGATTTTTTCATCTAATAATTTTTTTGTGAATGTGTTAACGTCGTCGTGATGTAACGCGTCCGGCCAATAATGTTCTAAAACTTTACGGCCGAACGGATTGATTTCACAACTTGCGATATTGTTCCAACCAATCCATTCAGACGCTAAGTCAAAACCGCCAATTCCACTAAACAATGAAATGTGATTCATATTAAAACGTGTCAATGATTTGTGATTCGTATTCGCTTAATTTATCAATAAACTTTAAAAGTTTTGTTTCAAATTCTTGCAATTCTTCGACGATGTCTTCGCGGTTGACTTGAACAATATGAATTGGACGAATTTCAAATCGCGGATCGTATGAAACAAAATACATTGTTTGAACCGTGTCGCAAATTGCAAAATAGTGATAAAGTTGAAATTTGTATTCCGCCGGAACTCGATTTGTTCTAATATATTCAACGTGTTTTTTTGTGGACGGACATTTGACTTCGACACCTGACAACGGAACACCGGAACCGTCAAGAATCAAACCGTCCGGCGATAGGTGACAACCTGGAAACTTTTCATTTGTTACAAGTCCAAACGAATCAACATTCAATTCCGTTCGTTCTTCAAATTCAGAAATCGCAAACGGTTCCAAATCAATTCCCCGTTGCTGTGCGTCGTTAACAAATGTTTCTTCGATTGTGTCCGAATGCTTTTCGGCGATTAATTCGTCAACCAATGGAAGATTGTTTTTTGCTATTACCGTTTTGACACGTGTTCCGCCAATTGAACCTTTGCGGATTTCTTTCCATTCTTTTGAACGTTGTTCAATGTTTTTATTTAAGTTCATTCTTCATTGTGTTTTTAATGTTAATAATTGTTTTGTTTTGTTGTTCCGCTTTTGTCAAAGATTTCCAAATTGATTGTAAATCCGCAATGTCCAAAGCACCTTCCAAACGGTTCACCGCTTGCGTTGGATCAACCTTTGTTTTTGGCTTTATTTGTCGGATTCTTAACGC